ACTTCGACTGCAACCGCTGTCGGGGCGAGCACCTTTGCGGCCGCTGGGGCTGCCTCAGGCACAAGCACCGCCGCGGCTATTGGCCTGGCGCTTGTTACCACGGCGGGCGTGGGCAGCGCAGCGGGCACGAGCACCGCCCTTGCGGTTGGGGTTGATGCGGCGGCGCCAGTTGCGGAAGTTATCACTCCCCAGGGCGGCCACTACTGGCCCGACGTCCAACGCGACGACGATTGGAAAGAGCGAAGCGCCAAGGAGCGGCGAGAATTTCTCGAACGGCTCATCAATGGCGCGGAGGAAGCGCCAGAGCCGGTCAAGGAGGAAATCAAAGAGGTTATCGCGCCCTACCAGACAAAGGGCGTGACGAGCCTTGCAGTGAGCCGGAGCGGGTTAGTCCGACTGGCTCGCAATCAGGCGGCGGTCGAGCGATTGATCGCCGTGTACGAGCAATTCGTGGACGACGAGGACGCAACCGTCCTGTTGTTGGTGGCATGAGCACGCAGACGTATCACAAGGCCACGCATGACGTGGCGATCAAGACCAAGCCGTCGGCCCACATGCGGCGGCGGGGCAAGCCGACCAAAGCGCAGGCATTCAACGAAGAACGGTTCATCACGGCCTGCAAGAAGTACAACGCTGACCCGACGGATGTGCTGGCCCGCATCATCTCGGATGGGCATTGCGGGGACATCCCGCTAGAGAAGCGCGGGGAGATTGCCTTGCGGTCGCTGCGCTTCCTGATGGCTGAGAAGAAGGCCGTCGAGCATACCGGGGGAGGCGGCGGGCCGATTCGGGCTAAGGTGGAGATCACTATTGTTGACCCTGCGGGCTAGCGTCCCGAGGAAGCTTGCACCGCTGCTGAAAGCGGCCCGGTACAAAGGGGCTTACGGCGGGCGCGGTGGGGCCAAGTCGCATTTCTTCGCCGAGCAGATAGTGCTGCGGTGCTATGCCGAGCCGACCCGGGTGGTGTGTATCCGGGAGGTTCAGAACTCGATCAAGGATTCGGTCAAGCAATTGCTGGCCGACAAGATCATAAGCCTGGGGTTAGAGCGCGAGTTCGAGATTCTGGAAACGGAAATCCGGGGGCCTGGCTCGCTCATCATCTTCAAGGGCATGCAGAGCTACAACGCGGACAACATCAAGTCCCTGGAAGCGTATGACATTGCGTGGGTGGAGGAGGCGCAAACCCTCTCCCAGCATTCACTGGACCTGCTGCGCCCGACCATTCGGAAAGTGGGCTCGGAGCTGTGGTTTTCGTGGAATCCGCGCTACAAGACCGATCCGGTAGATGTGTTCTTCCGCAAGAACCCGCCGGCCGACGCGATTTCCGTCTGCATCAACTGGCGTGACAACCCGTGGTTTCCCGAGGTGCTGCGCAAGGAGATGGAGCACGACTTTGCGATTGACCCGGACAAGGCCGAGCACATTTGGAACGGGGCGTATGGCTCAGGGAAAGGTGCCATTCTTGCGCGTTGGATCAACCGGGCTGAACGGGACGGGCGGATTGGGGATGTGGCGCATGACCCGCACGGCGCGCCGATTCACATCAGCAGCGACATTGGTTTCCGGGATACAGCGGCGTTCTGGTTTTGGCAGCCCGGGGTTGGGGGCTTTTCGCTCATTGACTACGACCAGGATAGTGGACTCGATGCGGACGACTGGTGCCCTAGGCTCATCAAGCGTCTGGAGTTGCTGGGAGTTCCTGCTGAAGGCTTGGACAAGGTCTGGCTGCCCACAGACGCCAAGGCCAAGACGTTTCAGAGTCGACATTCGAGCGTCGAGCGGTTCTTGAAGGCTTTCGGGCCGGCCAAGGTGGGAATTGTCCCGCCATCGAGGAAGCCGGACCAGATAAGCGCGGCGCGCGAGGTGGTCGACCGCTGTGAGTTCGACAAAACGCGGTGTGAAAAGGGCCTGGACGGCCTCTCCGCGTGGGAATTCGAGTGGAACGACGATACCAACGTTTTTTCCCGTGAGCCGTTGCACAATTGGGCCTCCCATCCCGGGGATGCGTTCGCGTATGGCGCGCAGGTGATGCGGGAGAAGTCGGCTGTTAAGGAAAAAACCCGGCAGGAATTAGAGCAGGAAGCGATTGATCGCTTGTTAGTTAAACCAACGCTAGATGAACTCTGGGCTGAGAATGCAAGATCAAATCACCGCCGAATTTGACGGTGCTGCTGAGCAACGCCGGTGGCTGTTGGAGATCGAGCTTGCACGTCAGCATTTCAAGAAATGGGAGGAACGGGCGGAGAAGATCATAAAGCGGTATCGGGACGAGCGCGGCCCAGCGGACAAGACCGAGCAGTTCAATATTTTGTGGTCAAACGTGCAGACCATTCGGCCGGCGGTCTACGCCAAGACGCCGAAACCCGAGGTGTCCCGTCGGTACAATGACAATGACCCGGTAGGCCGGGCGGCTTCGATCATGCTCGAACGTTGCCTGGAGTATGAGGTTGAGCATTACACCGATTACACATCGAGTATGCGCAACGCGCTGGATGATCGGCTGCTCGTCGGGCGGGGTAGTGTGTGGGTACGCTATGACCCGCATATTGAGACGGTGGGCGATGACGACACGCAGATCACTGAGGATGTCGAGCAGTCTGGGTACGAGCAGATCAAGTACGAATGCGCCCCCACCGATTACGTGTTGTGGCGGGATTTTCTGCACCAGCCATCCCGCACCTGGGAGGAGGTGACTTGGGTTGCGCGGCAGGTCTATATGTACCGCGCTGATCTACATCAGCGATTCGACAAGATGTTAGGCGCTGCGGCGGTCGAGACCATTCCTTGCGATCATGAGCCGAAGGGACTGGATAAGTCGGAGCACGGGAAGTCGCGGGAGTCCTCGGAGCTTAAGCAAGCCAAGATTTGGGAGATTTGGGACAAGCGCACGTCTCAAGCCATTTGGGTCTGCGAGGGTTTTGATCGGGTCTTGGACAAAAAGCAAGACCCCCTGAAGCTGGACGGGTTTTTCCCGTGTCCGCGTCCCTTGTTCGCGACCATCACGACCGACAATCTGGTACCGGTGCCTGATTACTGCCAGTACCAAGATCAAGCCGAGGAACTCGATCAGCTTACGGCGCGCATCAACCTGCTGACCAAGGCGGTCCGCGTTGCGGGCGTCTATGACGCCACGGCCGATGGGGTGAAACGGTTGTTGGCCGAGACCGCTGAGAATGTGCTAATCCCGGTTAATTCCTGGGCCAAGTTCACCGAAAAAGGCGGCATGAAGGGCGTGGTCGATTGGTTGCCGCTCGAGCAGATCGTGCAAGCGCTAGAGCAACTGCGAATGGCGCGGGAAGGCGTCAAACAGACAATTTACGAAATCACCGGATTGGCGGACATCATCCGTGGCGCGACAGATCCAAATGAAACCCTCGGTGCGCAGCAAATCAAGAGCCGGTTTGCCTCCCTGCGGATTCAGGAATTGCAGAACGATATGGCGCGATTCACCTCCGACGTATTGCGGATGAAGGCGCAAATTATCTGCACGCACTTCCAGCCGCAAACCATTCTGCAAATGTCGGGGTTCGACCAGACGATGGACGGCCAAGACCCGGGAGTGACGCAACAAGCCTTGGCATTGCTGAAGTCGCAGCCTATTCGTTCGTTCCGCATCGAGGTGAACTCCGACTCGATGGTGGAACTGGATGTAGAGCAGGAGAAGCAGGCGCGGGTGGAATTTCTGGGCGCAGTAGGCGGGTTCCTCAATTCCGCATTGCCTGTCGCGCAAGCCGCGCCGGCGATGCTCCCGCTGATTGGCGAAATGCTGCGGTTTGGCGTTCGCGGCTTCCGCGTAAGCCGGGAGATTGAGGCTGCTTTCGATAACGCGATGAAGGAAGCGCAGAACGCCCCGATGGTGCCGCCCGAAATACAGCAGATGCAGATGCAGATGCAGGAGAGGGAGCAGGCGCTTGCCGAGCATGAACAGGGCCTGATGAAAACGCAGGAAGGGCTCAAGGCCGAGGCCGATAAGGTGCGGCAGGAGCAGATGGAGCTTGAGATGGGCCGCAAGGAATTCGGCATGCAGCAGGACATGGCGAAGAAGCAGGAGATGATGCAGGGCCACATGCAGAAATTCCAGGCCCAGCAACAGAAGGAGGTCGAAACCTTCAAGCAGCAGGGGCTGGAACAGGTTGGCGGGGCGATCAACGAACACATGGGCACCTTGGATAAGTTCGCGCAGCAGGTCGGGCAGGCGTTGCAGCAGATGGCGCAGACAATGGCTCAGGTGCGGGAAGATCAGGCCGGGGAGATCAAAGCTGTGGCCGAAGCGATTCAGCAGACGCAAGCCACGCTGGTGCAGTTCGCGAAGGCCAAGCGGACGCCTGTCAGGGGCGCCGATGGTCGGGTGGCTGGCGTCTCAATCGAAGGTTTTACGGACACCATGCAATGAGGAATTTCGCGGTCGCATTGTGGCGGGATCGTATTGAAGGGTTCTTTAAAAGCGCGCTTTTGTACGTGATCGTTTATTTGTTGACTGTGTATACGGCCATGTTTTTTTTCATCGCGCCGTACAAGATGCGATGCCTCATGAAGGACGGCTTATCGATGGGCGAATTCGTCTCCTGGCTCATCCAATGATCAACTGGACCCAAATCGGCGCCGGGCTGGGCCAGCTTCCGCAGCAGATGCGGACTCCAGAAGCGGTGCGCGGGCAATATCAAGCGCTAATGCCGCAGTGGCAGAAGTACACGCAGTTAGATAAGGATTTCTATCGCACTGGTGGCAATCTGGTCCAGAAATCCGCCGAGCGCTTACAAGCGGGCCGTGGTTTAGCGCCTGTGATCGGCCTTATCAACTATAACCAGTCCCAGCGCGCTTACCCCACGACGGCGGCGGCATTGGATGCCGTGCAGAAAAAGGGTGCTGATGCGTATAGCCCGGCCCAACTAGTGGCCGGACGGGATTGGAGCTTGCGCGAGCAGGCGCGTGCCAATGCGCAGGGGCCGACAGGTTTCGGCGGACTTGTGTTCAAGGCTGCGCCGGCGATCATGTCGCTCGCCGCTGGTGGCTTTGCATTGCCGTCAATGGGCAAATCCCTATTCAACCTCGCGCCGACTATCGGCCCGCAAAAGGTGATGAGTTCCGCGATGTCAAAAGCTGTAAAAGCACTGAGGGATTCGTAATGCGCTTACTGATTCTGCTCCTGTTCCCACTATGGGCCTATGGCGCGAGCACCATCATTGCCGGGACCAATTCATCGGGGAATCCGCAGGAATACACGAATACGGACGGACAATTGCCGATTACCAAGCTGGCTGGCGAATACAACACGTTCAATCAGAACAACAAGATATTCAGCACCGCAGAGGGTCCGTGGGAATGGGAGGTTATAGCGGCGAGCGACACCGACGAGCCTTGCGGCGGGACGGGGGCAGCGGGCGATTACCTCGCGGAGTTGATTATCCTGCCGGCGGTTGCTGCTGCCGGCGCTGTGTCCATCGAGGATGGGACCGGCACGAACTACCCGATTCACCCTGGCGGCGGGACAACGGCCCTGGTCTCCCTGCATCCGATTGTAGTACCGCTGGGCCTGACAAGTGTGAGCGGGGCATGGGAAATCACCACCGGGGCGAACGTGACGGTGATTTGCAAAGGTTATTTCACCGACTGATGCGCGCTCTATATTTCCTCGCCGCGCTCCTCCTGCCGCTGTCGCAGGCGGTGGCGGCTACGTATTACATCGACTCGCAGCGTGGCAGTGATGCGGCTGCCGGTACATCTGCGGCGGTTGCGTGGCAGGATTTCGAGACCAAGATCGAAGCCACCAACACCAGCGCCGGAGACGTGTTCAAGCTGGCCTGTGATTCAACTTGGACCTATAGCACGTCAACGGTCGGTTGGCCGGCTGAAAATGGCGCGGCCGGAAATCCGATCATAATTGAGCCTTACACGCCGACCGGGATTGACTGTATAGGGCAACAGCCGACGCTCTCGAAATACATCGACACGGTCGCCGGAGATTGGACCTGGGATGCCGTAAATGGAGCGTGGTACATGGCCTCGGGCACGCCGTTAGTGCACGGGACCGCCGTGTGGTACGGCGCGGATCACACGGCCGTTGCGGGTAGTCATATCAAGAAATTTGTCAGCCCGAACACAGCATTTTCCGCCGCTTATCAGTGGTCAGACAACACGAGTAACTCGCGGGTCTATGTGTGGACCCCGGGAAGCGACGATAACCCCGCCACCTATTACAGCGGTGTGCGGGTGGCAAGCGGTCCACTGATTTCGTGCTTTTCCACAGGCGCGAACGAGGAATGCAGTTACATCGAATGGCGCGGAATCAAGTTCAAGGATTGCGGCGTAGCCATTGCGTTGAATACCGCAGCCGCCGCTACGTCGCGCACTATCGGGCACACAGTCACAACGGATGTCGACGGAAACCGCAGCACGTTTGAAAACTGCGCGGCGGCTATGCACGTATACGGCGGGAATGCAACGTACTACAACGAAGATACCACGATCGACGGCGTGAACTTCTCCGACATGCAAATCGTTGGGGTAAAAAACTCCGACTATTCGCAAGACACTGTTATCCGTAATTTCGCCTTTGATGGATGCAACATCCAGTGGTCGGTTGGCGGTTGCGTGTATTCGCAAGGCGTGGCGGGAACGCATGCGAACAGAACGCTGGCAGAGGACGGCTCCTGCCGTGATGCGCGGCACGCGGTAAACGTCGATCAAACCTCTGACGGCTCGTGCATCTATTGGGAGCAGGGCGCCAATGGGAACATCGCTCGACGAATTGAAATATGGGATTCGCCTGTCGCGCTAATCGATAACTCAGGCGAAGCGGGTAATTCATTCGAAGCCATCGTCGGTGATTGGGACGTGCTGTTTGTAAGCACGGATGCCGGGGCGCTAACTGACGCGACAACCAGACTCAGCAATATTTCCGGGACGTGCAGATGGCATCACTATTCCGAAACCATGAATCATCTTGGCTGCATCACAATCTACGGTAGCCAGACCGGGAACACCGTAACCCTGAAAAACATCGCATTGAACGGGGTGGTCACGGGCGAGGCGACCAGGGATGTAATGTTGTCGTTGGGTGCCACTGCTCTGCCGACGATTAGTTATGCGACAAACAACATGACGGGATATCGCAAATTGGCTGCTCGGTTGACTGATGATGCAACCGTTGCAACCTATGACGCGGATACGTTAACCGCCGATCCGCAATTCGTCGGCGGCCTCAATCCAAACACCACCAATGGTTTCCGCCTCAAGGCGACGAGCCCGGCCTGTGACGCTGGCATGTGGGTCGGCTCATACGATTATTTCGACGACTCCCGCATGCAGTATCCCGTATCGATTGGTGCCATGCCCTGTAGTGTTACGCGGGGCAATGTGGCGGCCCGCGCCAATGTTGCAAGCCGAGTCAATAACGGAGCACGAACCGCCGTGGAGGCGAGATGAGACAGCGATTTATTCAAATTCCCGGCACTGGCGAACTGGTGCCGGCCGAAGAATATCGGCCCGTGAGGGAGCGATCATGCATGATCATGCCCGACATCAAGCCATATCAATCGATGCGGACTGGCGAAATGATTTCCTCGCGCTCCAAACATCGTGAGCACATCCGCCAGCACGGCTTGATCGAAGTGGGGAACGAAATAAAGGCTGCGATGACGTACACGCCGAAGAAGCTGGATCGAGAACTGCGCAAGCGGCAAATCGCCGACGCCCTGAACAACCGATGAACTACGGACTCCCCTGCAAGTCTTGCAACGGCATTGCGTTCCGAATGCGGGAGATGCCCGCTTACGGCTCCCTTCTGATAGTACGAAATGTCTATCGCTTAGACGGACGGGAGATTGCCGCTGGGAGTCCCATCCGGTGTGAGGAATGCGGCGTATTGGTGCGCGCAGATGACCTCAAAACGGACCGAATCGTAGAACTCGCATAACAGGCCCGGTTCGGGCCTTTTTCTTTTGGAGAGACCATGACTGACGAGCTGGAAACCCAGCCCGGCGGCGAAGCTTTGCCTGAAGCCCCCGAGGTTGACCGACGTTCCGCCATTGCGGCGGCCCTGGACAAGGCAGAGACCATTGAGGCGCCGGCAGAGGCGACAGACGACCGGCCTCGGGACGAGGCGGGACGGTTTGCGCCAAAGGAAGCGCCTGTAGAGGCTCAGGAGCCTTCGGAGCCGAAGCCGCAGCGCAAGTACCCCTCTAGCTGGAAACGCGAGCTCGAGCCCGTGTACCGCCGGCTGGAAGCGGACCCGGAGCTTGCGGCGGTGCTCGATGAAGTGGAGCGCCGGGAAGGCGACTTTCACAAGGGCGTCGAGCAGTACAAGAGCAAGGCGCAGTTCGCCGAGGCCATGGAGAAGGCCATCTCGCCGTACATGGCGACGATTCAGAGCATGGGCGCCTCGCCCGATTACGCGGTGCAGTCGCTGCTGGCGGCGGACCACCGATTGCGATACGGCACGCCGACCGACAAGGCCCAGGCGATGCAGCAGCTCGCACAGTTCTACGGCATCGACTTGGGGGCCGTGCCTCAACAGGCACAGACCGACCCGACCATCGATGCATTACAGCGGGAGCTGTACCAGTTGCGCCATCAGGTGCAGCAGCAGTTCCAGCAGCATGAGCAAGTCAGCGAAGCGCAAATCCTTTCGGATATCGACGCGTTCAAGGCTGATAAGCCGCACTTTGAAACGGTGCGGAAGGCGATGGCCGCCATGATTCAAGCGGGCGAAGCAGCAAACCTGCAGGAAGCCTACGACAAGGCGGTATGGGCGCATCCCGAGATTCGGACCTCGCTGATTGAACAGCAGCGGAAGGCCGACGAGGCGAAGCGCAAGGAGGAAGCACAACGAGCAGCAGCCGCCGCGAAATCCGCAGCGGTGCAAGTCCGTGGCGCTCCAACGGCGGGCGGAGGCAATCCGTCCGTTACGGACCGCAGAGCGATGGTCGAAGCGGCCTTTAGTCGCTCTCGGATTTGACCCCTGATTAGGAGCTAACGACATGGCTTTTCCTGGCTCGATATCGAGCACTGCCATCAGCGATGTGATCGCAACGACGATCGAGAATCGCAGTGGGGTGCTCGCTGACAACATCAGCAACAACAACGCCCTCCTCGCGCGGCTGAAGAAGCGCGGCAAGATCAAGACCGCCTCCGGCGGTGAAGTGATTTTGCAGGAGCTGTCCTATGAGGACAGCACGACCAACAACGCCGGGTATTACTCGGGCTATGAAACCCTGAACATCACGCCGAACTCGCCGATTTCCGCGTCCCGTTGGGACTGGAAGCAGGCGGCCGCGGCGGTGACCATTTCCGGGTTGGAAATGCTCCAGAACGCGGGCAAGGAGAAGATCATCGACTTGATCGACTCCCGCATCGAGATTGCCGAAGCGCAGATGGAGAACCTGATTGCGACCGGCATTTACTCGGACGGCACCGGGACCGGCGGCAAGCAGATCACCGGCTTGCAGGCGATCATCGCGGACGCGCCCAGCTCGGGCATTGTCGGCGGGATCAATCGCGGCACGTGGAGCTTTTGGTCGAACCTGACCTACGACGCTTCCACGGACGGCGGCACGGCGGCGACGTCGAGCAACATCCAGTCCTACATGAACCGCCTGGCTGTACAGCTTGTGCGGGGCACGGATGGCCCGGATCTCATTGTTGCTGATAACAACTACTACCGGCTATTCCTGGAATCGATGCAGGCAATCCAGCGTGTCACGTCTCCGGAGATGGCGAAGGCTGGCTTCACCTCGTTGCAATACTACGGAGCGGGACGGGCTACGGATGTAGTGCTCGATGGCGGCGTGGGCGGCAACTGCCCGGCAAATCACATGTACTTCATCAACACGAAGTACCTGTTTTTCCGGCCGCACGCCGACCGTAACTTTGTGCCGATTGGCGGGGAACGGATGGCGACCAACCAGGACGCCATTGTGAAGCTCATCGGGTGGGCCGGGAACATGACGGCTTCGGGGTGCAAGTACTTGGGCGTCTTAAAGGATTGATGTGAGGGTATTGAAATGACATTTGTTACTGACGGAGCCCTCGGCATCAACCTTGCCGAGACCACCACAGGCACCACGACTGACGGAGCAGACGCGAAGTTCCGACTGGGGCAGCGCGTCACCGCTTCGGACGGCTCGGTGTGGCTGTATGTGCAGGCCGGGGCTGCGATTACGCAGTACTACACGGTCACTATCGACGAAAACTACCAGGCCGTGCATTGCACGAAGGCGCTGGTCGATGCCGGTCATCAGATCGGCTTCGCCCAGGTGGCCTTCGCCGACAATGAGTTCGGCTGGGTGTGCGTCCA